GACAAGCATCAATTCGTATGCGCTAGCCACTACTTTGACCTCTCCATCGAGTCGGCTTCATGTTTATCCATTGCCTTTATAACAAGTATCATCTTGGTAATATCTCGCGGCTTCTGATCGTACAAACCCCCCACAGTTGGTAGAACACCGATCCGCATACAGAGTGTAGTTATCTCTACCCAATCAAGTGCATCTTCAACTATACTCTGTGAAACAACGCGTGGAGGAACTGGATTACCGCTTAAATCTCTTTCAACGTTACCTTCTGCGTCTCGCTCGTATCGCTCCCATTCTCCGACGATTGATTCTCCTCTTCCGGAGACAATGAGTTCAACTGCGGCGGAAAATCATCTAACATCACTTCATCCTCATCTTCGTTCAGATCATTGATTAGTTTTTCAATCTCTGACCCAACCTTAGGATTTAAGAGTTTGATTGACATTGGACGGCCGAAGTCGATCTTTCGCTTGTTCTGATCTGTAAGGTTATGATCCAAGATACAGTTAGCGAAGTCAAAGGCCACAGCCCACTCGTTATAAGATTCAAGCTCGATTTCACTAATAGCGTCACCGGGCTGTTTACCCTTCCGAGCAGGCTGTGACCTCATCATCATCCTTGTTGCCTTATCCCGTCGGGTAAGTTTCATACCGTAAGGCAACGGACGCAGGATGATGAACCCATCTTCGTCGTTAGGATCATTAGGATCGGCAGGAGCAGTTTTAAGCTCGTACCGCTCACTGGCATTAGGATCAATTGTAACTATCGGCATTTTCTCTCCTTAGTTGCCTTACTAAGTTATATTGACAGGCGACTTGCACTCGATACTATAGCCGGTTCCCCCTGAGATAGCCAGCGAACGCATTGTAACTGCTGCGCTAACCAGATCGGCCATTCCCTTAGTATCGACCGTGTACTGATCGTATGCCGTGCGGTAGTTAATGATTCTAACAGCCTCAGTCGCGGCACCGTATGTACTACCAGCACCACCAGGACGGTTAGACTCTAACTTAATGGAGCGGAGCGTGCTGTTCTTGAAGTTGTTGTACTCCGTCTTATCAAGGAAGTCAAGCTCCGTAGTTAATGTTGCTTCCGTCACACCGTATGCAATGAAGTTAGCAGCGCGTGACGGGTTAATGCGATTCTCTGCAACAGCAGCATGGTTGATATCCATAGTGTAACCGCTGAATGCCGGACTTAACGACGCGAACGTAGGAGTTAATCCAGCCGTATCAACGTAAATACTATGAGCATCTGCACCAAACAACTCTGCATCAATCCAGGTCGGAACACCGACTAACGTAGCAGCCGTATTCGCTTCTGCAAGACCAAGGACTGTAGCCGTACATTCAAGCACACCGTTGTTGATAGTGAATGACCACTCACTAATCACGCAACCGCTATAGAGGAATCCGACACCATTACGCTTAATAGCAATCGAAATACCCTTAGCAGTACCACCGGGATACGTTGCACCAGCAGCCGTAGGACGTGCAATGTAGAGATACGGCCCTGAACCGGATTTAACGACCGAGTGACGTGAAGCGTAAAGAAGGTACGGAAGATAATTAGCGTCTACCTCGAAGTGAATAGGACCTTCGACGTGATACGGAGCAGGAACAACAGAACTCATCATTGCCTGTTCACGAATCTGTGGGCTGTAGTATTTAGCCTCGGTATAAACTAACGCCTCGTCTAGAATTGGCATCCAAACTCCAACACCAGAAGCCGTTGGATCAACAGCAGTACCGTATGTAGTTTCAATTCCAATCCATACAGCGTTATTGGAGCCAATGTCAACATTAGCCATTACATCTCACCCCCTGTATCCGGGGTTGCTGCCACAGTAGCCTCAGGAATTGCGGGAGTCTCTGCAACAGTATTTTCACTAGGAACTTCCTCGACTAACGGAATCAAGGACTTTACCTCTTCCGCACTTAACGAACTGGAACCACTAAGTGTAGCTCCTGGTATCTGCTTTAAAGCATCCTCCATTGAAATGCCCCGTAGTGCAACGAACTGCCTTTCCATATCTTCATCAATGTCTAACGAGCCACCGTTAGGAACAATGCCAAGATCATTGATAGCAAATTCTTTGCCTTCGGGGAAATGAGGATGCTCAAATTTAAGCGTATAGGACACTATTTGAACCTCCGTTGAGAAATACCCATCCAATTCAAGCGAGTACTAATTACTGCATCCCCCTTAGTAACTCTCGGAGGCAAAACACCAGGGACTTCGTTTTCAACGAATCCGTGGATTACGTGTCCACCTAAAGTCATATCACTTTCTAGGAACTCTACGACTTGTGTGGCTAAACGCAAATCTTCGTAGTTGCGTGTCTGACGATCTTCCTTCATATTAGCATGAAGGATATGTATTGCGGCGCGCATTCCGATAAGGAAAGTCGCTGTGCTGTGTAACGTCTTATCGAAGTTCGCAGCCATGATATGTATAGCTGGATATTTAGGATACATCTTCTCGTCATACTTAGCGATGTATCCGAAGTCAAACTCGCTTTGCTCTTGAAACAAATTAGCGAGATACTCGACCAATTCTTCTGGACGAGTAATCGTTGTGGGTGTGACGGCTACAACTGGCATTAAATATTCTCAGGGAACTCTTCCTGTACTCCCTCTTCAAACCACTTATTCCAAATACCAGCAAAGACAGCTTCATCAACTTCTGTGAATCCGATGAATTCACGCATTGGAAGGTTCTTACCGCCGCCTCCCATATTAACGATACCAGCTTCTTCGGGAGTAATTCTCTCACCTGATGCTAATTTGTTTAGAATGTTACCCTGATGAATACCCATCTGCGTAGTACCCATCTGATGCAGCCACATATAATCAGGAAGTTTAGTCTCGTCGAACCAGAGAGTATCTTCCCAAATTATCCATGCAGGGCCGGTAGCTGCTCTTTTACCTTCACCAGTTCTAACGAGAATTTCGTCACCTGGAAATCCCTGCTTGATCTTAGCGATTTTGTAATCTTCGTCCAGTTCTGCCCATGCATCGCCATTAGGATCAGACTGTGTTTCAAAGTGTAGTTCTGTCGATTCTATGGCAGCTTCGCGTGATGCTATTAAAGCAGGCATCATATCTTCGTAGTAATTGGCGAGCGCCAGTAGTCGAGCAGAAGTGTCTTTCGGTGACGGCTCCCATGTTCCTGTAATTAATGTTTCGCCGTCGTCTAAGATTATGAACGTATCAGGCATTATCCAAACACAGCATCCATCGTGAAGAATGGCCCATCTGTGGTATTGTTGGGCCAGAAATCAGATGCCGACATAGCGGAGATATTCGTAGCAATCGGCTCATCGTTAACATCAAGCAGAACAACATTACCACTACGAACGTCCGCTAACATTTGGATAGCCTCGTTGTATAGCTGCTGTGCATACGGAGGAATAGTTAGACTATCCTCCGCATACACAGCCCTATACAAGTACGCCGCGATCAACCTAGAAGCAATTGATCTGATTTGATCCGGCGTAGTTTCTGGATCAACCCAACTAGCTAGTACAGTAGGGAGATAGCTGTTAGCAAGCTGACCACGAATCAGTCTCCATGCTTCTATTTGCAGACCTGCTGTATTTGCGTCATCGGCTTCTAACTTATCGTTAGTGAACCACGCATTTACATCTTGGTTGCTTGCTAACAGCGCAGCCATTATTAGGCATTCCCTCCACTAGAAGCGGCAGCACGCTCAGAAGCAACATCATCCTGAGTCGAACTACCACCAACACCAGCCATTTCTTCCTCTAACTGCTCACGCTGTAAACGTAGCGTGCGTAAACGGTGTTCATTCGGCGATAGTGAACTAACACTATCAGGATTTAAGCCCTTAGGCCACGGACGCGGCCTAACTGCTCCACCCTCTAACAACTCTTCCCAGGCAGCATCATCATAACCAAGTCCTTCCTGAGTTACCTCAGTACCAGGCTTGATAGTAATGAGTTTGTCTCCATCCCAATGGGAAATGTTAGACCAAGAGTAATACTTACCGTTTTCTGCCATGCTGTTCCTTCCCCTTGATTACGAGACAGCCACAACAGCGGTCTTGAAGAGATAACCAGCGGTCGAAGAAACGACCTTGATATCGTACTTCCAAGAGGAACGCACAACATCAGTCTTGCGGTTATCTTCGCGCCAACGATCGGCAGGCCGCGTGTCTCCACTCGGGTACTTCTGCGCGAACGTCTTAGCAAACGTCTTAGTCATCTGACCAGGCTGAGGATCAACTAATCCTAACCATGCATCAGTTCCCCAAAACGTCTGAATGTTCTCAACTGAATCAACGTTATCGGCAGCATTGTACTTGCTGTCAGTAACAATGATTGTAAGACTGGACGTAGCTTCATCGGGTAAACCAAGAAGCTGCTTCCAAGCCTGGTTATCAGTAACGGAAGTGTACTGGAACCGAGCAACTAAACGAGGATGGTTCTCGATAACACCAACTGCATCAAACGGGATGATGAAGGTGTTAGGCCAACGGCCCGTATCAAGCTTGATCCTCTGCATAGCCGTCTTAAGGTTAGCAACCGGGTTGCTGTACGCAGTACCAACATCACCAGGAGTAGCTAACGCATAATTCGACCACTGTGTACCAGTACCACCGGAAGTAAGAGTAACCGTGTGGTTACCAGGATAGTTCGCAGTATTACGAAATACCGTACTCACCTTCTGCTCATGCTCTAACCGCAGCGAGCGAGTAATGTATGTAACAGCATCAGCCTCAGGATCAATCTGTAAAGCTCCACCGAACACCGGATCAGCTAAACCACCCTGAGAAATTAACTCCTGACGCTCTTCATCGTAAATCTCTGCTGCTAACGCATGTTCCTGCGTCTTGAACGTATCCTCACTGTACTTCCGGCCCCCGACCGTGTTAGCCTGTGTACCAGGCTCACGGCGCGAACGATGAATTAACCAGTCAGAACGATCGAATACACGATAACGTCCAGACTGTGTATTTACGGGAGTTTCAGGTGCAACCTGTAACCCGTAAACATTCTCAGGCTGGAACCCGACACTTAACTGAGTTAAGATCGGGTCTACGTATAGTGAACCAGGATCATACATTAGGCTTTACCACCTGCGAGTGCGAGGCTGATTCCAAGCTCGTCACCAGCAGCGCCGCCGCCATTCTCGTCACAATAACCGAGAACGAACTGCGTAGAAGTTGCGGTAACTGCTCGTCCGACATTATCAGTAGCAACAGCATCACCGATATTAACGGTTCCGCCTGCTTCTACAATAGCACGTCCGTCGGTGACAATGCTAGCACCCTTACCACGACTAATTTCTGCCGAGGAACAAGAGAATAACGAAACACCGTATGCATTCTCACCAGCTGTATTACACATCAAAACACTTTCACCATCAGTTGCGGTTGTATCAAGCTTACAAAACCGCTTCTTAGTAATCGCGCTAGATGCGTTTTTACCTTTGGCCTGGTCAATATTCATGCTTGCAGGCATTT